TGATTATATTATTAATTATCATACACAACCAACTGAAGCTGCTAGAGGTGATTTTGAGGATACAGTAGGTAATGCAACTGTAGATACATTGAATATACCTGAAATTGATTTACAAATGAACAGTACAGCTATTGTTGCTAAAACAAGAAAACTAAAAGCTGTATGGACACCTGAGTTGGCTCAAGACTTAAATGCATATCACTCTGTGGATGCTGAGGCTGAGTTGACATCTATGTTGTCTGAGTACATTTCAATGGAAATCGATTTAGAAATCCTTGATATGTTAATCAATGATGCTGTAACAACAGATTACTGGTCAGCAAAAGTAGGATATG